GTGCGGGGTGGTGGTTAAGGCTTAGGCGGCTTCGTAGGTGACCTGAAACGAGAAGGTTCTGTCGTCCCCAATGACATGTTCCGACCCGATTGCGTTAGGCCCTAGGCGTAGATGGACGGTGCTTGCCGACTGGGGGAACGCGAGCAGCGCGGTAGTGTCTCCCCTGCTGGCGAAGCCCAGCGGCAGCAGGCCGAGGTTGCTGGCGTAAACGGAGGCCATGTTCACGGGCAGCGAGAAGTAGTACGTCCCACTGCCTTTGGTGGCGAGGGGCACGGTGACCGCGCCCCTGACTGTCACCAGGTTGCCGACCCGCGTCCATGCCGATCCCACCTGGGTCATCCCTGTCGGGTTGGTGATGGATCCGGTCACGGTGCAGGTCCATGCCGTCCACATCCCGTACGGCTCGACGACGCTCGTCCCGTCGGACACCATCAGTTTGCCGGTGGTCGTGTTGTGGAAGTACACGCCGGCGGGCTTCTGCGGGGCGGTCAGCGCGGCGATCGCCGCACCCGTCAACCGCCGGACGATCGACCCGCCCTCCAACGCGGTGACGACTTTGCCGATGTCCTCGGGCACGTCGTTGGCCTCGGACGCGTCCGGCACCTCGATGCCGTGAACGGTGGACGTGGTGTAACCCATCTGTCAGACCTCCTGGGAGAGTGTGCCGTAGGACTTGCCGGTGGTGGTCATTGCGCCGTAGGTGGCGTAGTCGGCGGCCAGGTTCGTGTACGACTGGCCTGCCGCGTCGGTGACGATCGTGGCCGCCATCCACGCGGGCAGTTCCGCACGGATCGCCGCCTCGGTGGCCGGTTCGTCCGGTGTCTGGGATGCGAACGTGGTCACGGCGATCGCGTCCGGGTCGCCGCCGAGGTTCGTGGTGATCTCCACCGACTTCGCGCCCGTCAACGTCTCCCCGACCCGTTTGCGGATCGCATCCAGCGACCCGCGATACCGCCACGACGCATCGCCGACGATGGCGCGTTTACGGTCGTTGGGCACCGTCGACAGGTCGATGCCGGCCATCGCTGCCAGCCAGCCGAGCCGGTCCAGCGGCGTGACGTACTCGTCGGCGCTGTGGGCGGGGTCTGTGGACGTCGAAACGGCCGCCGCTACAGGCGCACCGGCCGCGGTGAGAACGGCCCGCAGCGTGCCGTCATCAGCCGCCTTGACGTATGCGGGCAGGTAGTCCCACGCCAGCGCCGCGAGGTCCGATGTCAGGTTGGCTGGGGTTACGACGGGAATCCCGACGATGATCGGCATCAGATCACGCTCACCGTGACCGTACCGGCGGTGGGCACCTCGTCGTCGTCCAGCGTCGTCGTGCCCGACGGTGCCGACATCGAGTCGATGTAGTCCACGGCGGCCGTGTCGGTGATCGCGGCCTGCAACGCCCCGACGATCACGTCGTCGCCGATCGTCCACGACTCGGGGTCAAGGAATGCGGCGATGGCGTCCTCGGCGGCGGTCTGGGCCTCACCCGAGGAGTAGCCGGGTGCGGACTTCACGGTGCACGTCACAGTGACCGGCACGACCGTCGCGTCGATCACATGGACCGTGGCACCCGCGTAGGTGATCGCCTGCATCGCGGCGGCCAGTTCCGTCTTCACCCCGGCGCTCAACGTCCCGCCGATCCCGTAGGTGACCACGGTCAGTTCGCCGGCGTCCGTTCCGATGGATGCGGTGGACACGCCATCCCATGCGGGGATGCACAGCGCGTTGGTGGCGCGGCCGTCCTCCAGAACGTAGGCGCTGAAATGGTCGGCGACGACCAGACTGTTGGTGACCCGGGCCAGACGATTACGCGCACGGGTCGTGTAGGCGGTGTCGTCCTCGGCGGCAGCACCGCCGGCGAACGCCGATGTGATCACCACGCTGAGAATATTGGGGATGACGTCGAGCACGTCGATGGCAGCACCCGCGCCCACACCGTTGACCAGCGTCGTCGCCTCGGTCGTGAACACATCCAACACCGCGGTGTTGCTGGCCGTCACCGCGACGTCGGCGGTGGTGGCGACCTCGACGCCGTAGTCGGCCAACGCGAAGCCCGTGCCCGCCGGGATCGTGGTCGTGACCGTCGAGTCGAACGTGACCGTGATCTGCCCGCCCGCCGACGATCCCGCCAACCGTGGCACCTGGTAGAAGTTGGCGAGGATGTCCTCCTCAACCGCGGCGATCGTGGCGTTCGCCGAGTTGACGACGTCGGACACGGCCAGCGCGACGGCCTCCAGGTAGATCAGTTCGGGGCTGGCGTTGCGCGGGATCCAGTTCGGCAGCAGCGCCTGCAATGCTTCCAGCGACTCGGCGGCAATGTCCGACGAGTACCGCTCGTCCAGCGGGCTGCCGATGCTCGAAAGGTCGAACGCCATCAGGTCTCCTCATCGGTTTCGTCCCAGGCGACCGTCACGTCGACGGCTTGCCGGCCGCCGGACTGCGTGACCTCCACGCCGAGCACTGTCAGATCGGGTTCGCACAAGTCAACGGCGGCGGTGACCTCGGCGGTTGATGTGCCGACCGCGACCGGGTCGAAGATGCCGAAGTCGGGGGCGAGCGGACGTTCGCCGAGGAACGTGGACACGATCCCGATCGCCAACTGTTGCGCCTGGTCGTTGCTGCCCTGCTCCACGGTGGCGATCTGGCCGTCGCCGTCGAGGCGCAGCGGGTGGGAGAACACGCGCACAGCCATTAGCAGCCCCTCATGTGATCGTTCCGACCACGATCAGGTCGGGTGCGGATGCGGTGCCGACGTTGACGGCCAGCACCATGTCGTCAACGTCCGGTGTCGCCCCGACCACCTGGCACGGGCCGAGCACGCCGTACTCGGCGGTCTGGATGTAGGCGCCGGACGCGTCCACGGCGGTGACCTTCGCGCGGTACATCACGGCGAGTACCACCCGATCAGCGTCCCGAACGACCGTTCGCAGGCATCAGCCGATGCGATAGACCACTTGCCGGGCGAGTAGTTGCCGTTCTCGTCCATGTCGGTGCCCAGCACTCTTCCGCCACCCAGATAGACCGTTGCGTGACCGACCCTGCTGGTGCGGTACAGCAGCACCGCACCGGGCACCACTGCGCGGCTGGCGTGCCGCTTCGACGTCGGCAGCATCGGCCACAGCACATGCGGGTAGTCGCCGATGTGCTGGTAGCCCGCCACCTCCTGCGCGTACCACAGACACCCGTTGTAGATGCCGTGACCGCCCAGACCGCCGCGGTTGTTCCGGTACAGCGACAGGATGCCCGCCACGCTGCGTCCCGACCATGAAGGCGGCCGTGCCACATCCTTGTACGACGAGCCGTCGATCGGCGAGCCGAGGTCAAAGTCTCCTGTGTCCACGGCAGCCGACGTCGACGTGCCCTGCGACGCCTTCTTCGGCGACGTCTTCAACGGCCGTTGCAGACTCAGATCAGCCGACCCGCCGACCTCGTCGAACGTCACATCGGAGACCAGCCAAGTGCCGTTGTCGTCGTCGTCTGCGCCGGTCACGTCCACCAGATGCCACGGCCTGACCTTCGACCCGCGCTCCACCTCGACCGTCATCGACGCCTCCGCGGCGTTGTTCCGGTCGTCCAGACTGGACCGGCTGGAGAAGTTCAACACGTTCAGACCGGCGAACACGGTCGGCTTGCCGTCGATGCGCGCATTCCACGTCGGCAGTCCGGTGTTGCCCTTGTACGCCCACCACGGGGTGCCCACATAGAACGTGTTGCCATGCTCCACCCACTCGACCCCGGTGTCGGAGGCGATGGAGGCGATGACGTCGAGGACGGTCTGGCCGGGCTTCTGCACGATCCGCATACGGCCCGCCCCCGGTTCCACCAGGGCTGTGCCACCGGCCTTCTTCACGGCACGGCCGATGAACGCCTGCGGGGTGTCCTTCTCCACCGACTTCTTCCCGCCGGTCATGTTCCGCAGCCGCCGGGACAACCTCGACCGGGCGGTGAACGTCAGCCAGATGTCGTCACCCTTGTAGGAGCGCTCGACGGCGGCGACCTGCCACACGTCACCCTCGTAGGTGAGCGTGGTGCCTTCGCGCAGCAGCCCGCGGCGTGACAGTGCCCGGCCCCTGTCGACAGCGTCGAATGTGAACTCCGGCACCGCGCCCGTCCGGTAGTCGAACGTGGCGACGCCGATCGCGTCGGTGATGTCGGCCAGCCACAGGCCGGAGGCGAGTTTCACGCCGTCGACCAGCCGTGCCAGACCCGTCTCGGTGCCCGAGCCTCGGAGCGTGGTCGCCATATCTAACGCCTCTTCGCCATGTTCTTGCCGCGGCCCTTGATGCGCTTGATCAGGCCCACCTTGACCTGCGCGTCGGACGCCCGTTTCAACGTCAGCGACACGTCAGCCACGGACGGTTTGCCGTTGGCGGCGAACTCCAGTACCGTCACGCTCGCCGACTCGATGCGGAACAGCCCTTCGGTCTGGTCGGCCAGTAGCAGTTGCACCGGCGTCTTCGACCGGGAGATTCGCTCCAGATCGTTGAGATGCCCGGCCACCGGCGTGCGGTAGTCGCTGTGGCGCAGCGTGTAGCCGATCGAGTAGTCGTCGGGTGTCAGTGATGTCGGCACGGACAGCGGCCGTTTGTCGGCGCGCTCCAGTTCGGAGACGTTGCGCACGCTCAACGTGCGGGACACATCCGTCGGCCACCACGGCAGATCCAGGTAGATCTTCAGCGGAACGCAGCGCAGTTGCGCCTGCCCGGCCATCAGCGGCGCTCCCGTCGAATGCGCTCCTCGCGGCGCATCAACGCCGTCAACTCCCTCTCGGCGTCGTAGCGGTCGTGAACATGCAACTCGCCTATCTGTACGCCGGGCGCGGCGATCGTCGCCGTAGCGCCGCCCTGAGCGCCCTGAGCGGCC